TTTACGTATCGATTTTGGCGCGCTATCCTTCCGATGAAGCAAGGTCCTAACCTTGAAGCGTTATCTTTGCATTCCGAGGATAACGCTACAACATTGAGGCGCAAATGACGGACGGAAGACCAGTCGCTGTCTTGACGAAAGACCTAGGCGCAAGCCTCGCATCCCACAGGCTTTCACGCAACCTGCGTCAGGACGATGTTGCGGCGCAAGCCGGAGTCTCGCGCGGCGTTGTCGCCCGCTTGGAAGCTGGCGAAGGCGGAACCATCGACAGTCTGATCCGCGTCCTCAAGGCATTGGGGCTCGAAGAGCGAATTTCTGTGCTCGTGCCTGTTGCCACATTGAGTCCGCTCGATCCTCGGGGTCTAGGTGATCAACGTCAACGCGCGCGTCCAGCCTCGGGAGCCGAAGAAGATGAACCGTGGAGTTGGGGCGAGTAATGACCACTAGAGCAACAGTGAATCTGTGGGGACGTCATATCGGGGCGGTCATCTGGGACCCCAGTCGAGATCTTGGCATCTTCGAGTATGACCCCCGTTTCGCACAGTCCGCTATCGAAATCGCCCCGCTGACAATGCCACTGCGGACTGGTGCCTTCGATTTTCCGGCCCTGCCGCGAGGCACCTTTCATGGCCTGCCTGGGCTTCTTTCCGACAGCTTGCCGGATCGGTTCGGGAATGCACTGATTAACCGTTGGCTTTCCGAGCAAGGACGAACAGCTGAAAGCATGGATCCGGTTGAACGCCTCCTCTACACCGGGCGCCGTGGCATGGGGGCACTCGAGTATGAACCTGCGACGGGTGTTCGCCGGGAAGACGGCACACCGGTCGATATCGCACCTCTCGTTGAACTGGCGAACCGCGTTCTGAACGACCGAAAGTCTCTGACCGGACAGATGACTGGCGAAGACCAAGCCGAGGCGTTGGCGCAGATTCTAAGAGTTGGCACATCGGCCGGTGGTGCCCGTGCCAAGGCCGTACTTGCCTGGAACGAAAAGACTGGTGAATTCCACTCCGGTCAGATCAAGGCTGGTCCCGGGTACACCCAGTGGCTCTTCAAGTTCGACGGGGTCTCGAAGAGCGGCGATCATAGCCTTGCCGACCCGCAGGGCTTCGGCCGACTCGAGTATGCCTGCTATCTTCTGGCAACCTCCGCCGGTGTGGAAATGACGCGGTCCCGATTGCATCACGAAGGCGGTCGCGCGCACTTTATGACGCAGCGATTTGATCGCACGGGAACCGCTGAGACTGGTCAGAGCGAAAAACTTCATGTGCTCTCGCTCGGCGCAATGCGCCATTTCGATTTCAACCAGCCCCGCGCTTACTCCTACGAACAAGCACTCGAAACGATCAGACGGCTTGAGATGGGGCAGAAGTCCCTCGAACAGATGGTCCGACGGGCTTTCGTCAATCTGGTGATTCGAAACCAAGATGACCACGTGAAGAACATTGCTTTCCTTATGAACAAGAAAGGCGAATGGCGTCTCGCGCCAGCCTTTGATGTTGTCTATGCCCACAACCCAGAAGGCCAATGGACCAACGCTCACCAGATGACCCTTAGCGGAAAAGCTGACAAGTTTGACCTCGACGACCTTCACCGATTCGGCAAGATGGCCGATCTCAAACCTCGAAAAACCGACGACATCCTACGGGAGGTGGAGGCGGCAGCTGATCGCTGGAGAGAATTCACCTCGGATGCGGATGTGCCTCCCGAGCTAGCACAAAAGGCTCAAGCCGGTTTTCGATCCTTTCTCTCTAGCTGAGCCATGGTGTGCTCAGATCAAAGACCCGACCTAACGTCTACCCAGTTCGCCACGATCAGCCCCGTCAGACCGTCCACCGCCCGCTCTGCATCCCGCGCCAGATCCAGCCGCTTCGGCAGCTTGACCTGCGGCACCAGCAGGAAGATCGGTGCGGTCACGACGCCCCGGCCGGTTTTCGACCGTGACGCCACAGCGCGACCTTTGGTGTTCAGCCGCCCTTGGGCCACCAGCAGGCTTGGGCCCCGGCGGCGATAAACAAACCGCAGACGCAAGCCCGTCCGGCGTTCCCATTCGCCGGGGGTGATCCGGCCGCCGCGGGTGGACTTGCCAGCCGCAGGCGTTGGGATCGCCAGCCAGAACCCGTTTTTCGAGCGGATCAGCGGGCCGGTGTCATGTGCGCCGATGATGACCGGGGCGTTCGACCAGACCAGGGCAGCCGCGTTCAGGCTTTCAGCGGACTTCGGAAAGTTGGCGGAGCGGATCGAGTTGGCGAGGCGTGTGCCCAGCCCCGCGAGGGTGATCTGGCTGCGCCAGGCGGATTTCAGGCTGGTGCCAGCCTCACGCATGGCCGCTGTGACAGCGCCTTCGCCCGCCGCGACCTCGGCTGCCATCAAGGCAACGATGTCAGGATCGATGGCGAGCTTCAGTTTCATGCCGGGCGCAAATCCACGGTCCAGATAAGCCGTTCGCGATCCCGGACGGGTTCGCCCTGAATGAGGAATGCCTCGGCGTCGATCTCGATCCGATCGCCGGGGCTCGGGCTCGCCACCTCGGCGACACGCAGGTCGACGCGGGTGGTTTCGGACCATAGCTGGGCATCGCCGAAGTCGGTGACGGCATCGGCACGCCGGGCGACAATGCGCACCAGAACGGGCGCGCCGCCGTCGGCGATGTAGACAGCGTCGCGCCCCACGTTCGGATCGGCGAAAAGCGCGCCGACGGCGGCGGCGAAGGCGCTCATCAGAACGCGCCGTTCAGCCGCACCCGGCCGATCAGGTCGGTGGCCCCACCCGCCACGGCCTCGGTTGCCACGCCGATCAGCGTGTTCGCGGTCAGGGTCTTGGTGGTCTGCCTTGCCGTGTTGTCCCAGTAGATCCTGTCACCTGCGGCCCAAGCCTGAGACGCAACCTTCTTCAGATCGTAGACGCCCTCGACGGCTGTTTCGACCGAATCGCCAAGGATAGCGGTGCCGGAAGCGACACCGAAAATGGACCCGACAAGCAGGCCGTCGCCGGAAGTGACAGCATAGGGCGCGGTCAGGGTGATGGTATTGCCGGGCTGGACGTAGTTCTTCATCGCGGATGTCCTTTCGCGAACATGGAGACAGGCGGCGCGAGGGCCGCCTGTCGGGGTTCAGGTGAGGGAATTTTCCCGGCTTAAGCGCCGGGATTTCTGTAGAGGCCGCGCCAGTCGATGGCCTTGGCACCGAAGTCGAGGCGGCACTAGATCTCCACCCCATCGACGTCGAAGCCGTTGCGGGTCTCGACGTAGGCACCTTGCTGACCCTCCAGATAGGCGAATTCGATGGTGTCGATCTGGTTCGGGCTGGCTGCGAGATACCAGGCGGTCGGGCTCGCGGCATCGAGGCGCGGTTCGCTGATCGGGCTCAGCGAGCGGATCGACTGCGGCACCACGGTTGCGGGCGTGGCGGGAACAAGGTTCTGGGCCACGAGCTGCTCGGCCCTGAGTTCCAGTGCGGCGGGAACGATCAGGTAGGCGGGGCGAATGTTCAGCACGGTCTTCTTGTCGAACCCGGTCTGCAGCGCCATGGCCGCCCGCGCTGCCCCCACCGCATCGACCGCCAGCGCCGTGCCGGTCGCGGCCAGGTTCCTGTGAGTGGGGTGGAACAGCGCGTTGCCGTCGGCCATCGCCGGGTTGGCGGTGATGATGCCCCAGACCACATCGCTTTCCAGCTGCGCGATGGAGTTGCCATACATCGCCGGGATGCGGGTGAAGGCATCCAGATCGTCGTTGATCAGGGTCTGGCGGGTGATCGCGACGACCCGGCCATAGGTCTTGACCTTGTAACTCTCCTTGGACTCGCCGAGCGTGCCGCGCTTGAACTCGCCGCTTTCGCCGACCTCCAGAAGCTGGGGTGCCTCGCCCAGCTGGACACGGTGCATGGACTTGAAGTCGGTCGCCAACACCTGGCGGCAGAACAGCATGAAAGTGCGGGGATAGGTCTCATAGGCCTGGCGCAGGGTCTTGTTGGTGACGGCGGACAGGATTTCGGGGAAGTCGGAGGTGGAATGCAGCGAGCGCGTCGCCACCTCGTCGCGCGACAGGCCGCGCGTGTTGACCCCGGCATTGGTCAGGCTTTCGCGCGCCAGTTCGAGGAGCGACATGCCGCGGTATTGGCGGGCGGCATCGTCCAACTGGAACAGCGTCGGGCTGTAGCGGTGCAACAGCGCGTTGGCCACGGCGTCGCGGCGGGTCACGCGTTCATCCCGGCCGCCGAGGGGGATCGAGACATGCGGGAAGGTGCGGGTCTCATCCGACCTGGCGGCGACCTGATCGAGGATCAGGCGGCGGGATTCATCGACGGTGACGCCACGCCGGACCAGATCTTCGGCAAAGCCGCGCTCGAGGTTCAGGCGGCCTGCGAGGTCGTAGATGGTGGAAACGCGGTCGCGCTCACCCTCGCGCGCCCGGCTGGCGATGGCTTCGGTGTCGGGGACGGCAGGCGGTTCCAGCATGCGCGAAGCAGTCGGTTCGGAGATCGCCGGGGGCGCGACAGATTGTTGGCGAGTCTCATTGCTGGCGGGGACATCCCCGGCCACGGTGGTCGTGCTGTCAGGCATGGAAGCCTCCTTCTGCATGCGGGTGTCGACGATCTCGACGGGATAGCTGGCCTGATCGGCAGCGCGCACCTGCGCGCGGGGATCGGCGGGAACGGTCACGAAGCTGACCTCAAGCGGAGTCCAGCGCTCGACGATGCGTTGCTCGACCTCGCCCTTCGCTGCGGGCTCGACCACCTTCACCCTCTCGATGGAATAGCCGACCGAGACGTTGCGGATGATGCCGTCGCTGATCAGGCCGAACATACGGTCAGCCGCCTGATCCAGCCCTTCGCGCGGGAAGCGGATGGTGGCCTTGCCTTCCGTGCCTTCGATCCAGGCGCGCTCGACCACACCTACTTGCGAATGCGAGGACCAAACGGAATGGCTGTCGAGCGCCGGTGCACCGGCATTGAGGCGCGTCAGATCCACCGCCCTGTCGCTGACGTCGAGAATCTCATCGAAGGGCACGGATGTGTCCCAGCCGGTCCAGCGCCGCCGCCGGACGGCCGCGCCGGTAGTGAAGACCACATCGACCGAGCGGGTCTCGGTATTGACGGTCGCGGGCAGGATGGGCGCGCGCCGCAGTTGCATCGGCAGGGCGACCGGTGCCGCCATGATCGTGTCGGGCATGGCCCTATTTCTCCTCTGCATCGGATTGGGGGTCGGCAGTTTCACTGGCCGGGTCGCTCGTCTGGGCGCTGCCGGTCTTGGTCACTCGGCGCGGGTCGCTGTCGAGAACCAGCCCCAGCGCATCCAGCTTCGCATTGGTCGCGGCGATTTCCGCCAGCACCGCATCGGGATTGCGGCCCTGCCGGGCGATCACCTCCGCCAGAGTCATGGTGCCGGACCGGATCGACAGCAGGTTCGCCATCGCGTCCTTCTGCGGATCGACCGCTTCGAACTTCGGCGGCGACCATTCCACCGGCACATCGGGCGACGGGATCTGGCCCGCCGCCCATGCCGCTTCAGTGAACCAGCGCCAGACAGGGGCGCAAAATATCGGGATGAACAGCTGCCACTGGACGGCATCGATCTGGCGGCGGAACTCGACGAGCCCCGCCCGGATCGAGGAATAATTGACCTGGCTGAGATCGCCGGTCAGCAACTCATAGGGTACCCGGAACCCCGCCGAGATCGTGTGGAGGCTCGCCCGCTTGTATTCGCCATAACCGCCAGTGGCGGACGGCTGATTGAAGCGGATGTCTTTGCCGCCGCGTGCATAGGCGATGAGGCCCGGCTCGAACTGCTCGACCCGGTTGCCATCGGCATCGACCACGGTGGGCGCAATGCCCTGCTGGGATTCGTCGTCGCCAAAGACGATGGCGGTGACACAGGCCTCGGTCTTCTTGCGGACCAGTTCAGCCACCTCGTAGTCGTCGAGATCGCGCAAGGACCGGATCACCGGCGCGCCCCAGGGAACACCGCGCACCTGTGTGCGCTGCTTTTCATAGACATGCGCGATCTCGGTCGCAGGGACCGGGCGGCTGTCCAGACCGCCGCGCAAGGCTCCGTGTGCATCGCCGGGGTGTTCCGGGTGCAGCCAGTAAGCACGGCGTTTGCCGACCGGGTCGAACTCGATGCCCTGTACGATGCGCCCCGCGCCGACGTTGCTGGACTTGGTGGCGTCGAGGAAATCCGCCTCAAGCACCTGCAACTGCAGCGGCACCGCCAGACCATCGCTGGCCCGCCGAAGCCTGCGCCGCACCAGCACCTCGCCCGCCTCGACCATTTCGCGGCAGATCAGCGTCTGCAGCCCGTAGAAATCAAGCTGGCCATCGGCATCGCAGTCTGCCGTCCAGCGTTCGAACAGGGCATCGACCTTGCGGTCCAGCTTGTCGTCGCCACTGGCCGCACGGGGCATGATGCCCGAACCGACGATGTTGTTCACCAGCACCGCCACGGCCTTGGCCGCGTGCGGGTTGTTGCGAACAAGATCACGCATCCGGTCGCGCAGGAGCGCCCCGGCGACACCGATCTCGGTGTCCGCAGAAGAGCCCGGCGCGCGCCACCCGTCCGTCCGCCGCCCCTTGGACGCCCCGTCATAGCCGCGCGTCAGGGTCTCGAAGGCCTGCCGCGCCAGCACGCGCCGAGCCGCCATGCGGGGTGCGACGGAGGCGATGGCATGGTCCATCCAGTTCGGGGGCATCAGCGATCCCCACGAGAGAAGCCCGCCAACCCTGCAATCGGCAATGGTCGCGCAGTGCCCGCGATGGCGCGTTCGATGGTCCGGATACGGCCGAGCAGATCCTCTGCCGAACCATAGTCGACGGATTTGCCGTCATAGCTGACCCGGGTCGTGCCGCTGGCATAGGCCCGGCGCAGGGCCGCGAGTTCGGTTTCTGTCCAGTCGGTCATCAAAACCATCCTCCGCGTCGGCCAAGCCAATCCGACTGGCGTTTTCCCTGAGGCGCGGATTGCGGCCGGTTGACCCGCCCCGCGCTGTCCATTTCCGTCGGCGCCGCCCCGAGTTGATCCTCGAGATCGCGCCATTTTTCGTCTGGCCAGCGGTCCGCACCCACGATCCAGGCGGCAGCGCGGGCATAGACCCGGCAGTCCAGCGCCTCGTTGCGTTCTCGCAGCTTCTGCCATTCCAGCCGGGCGAAGCCGCGCTTCGTGCGCACCGTCACCAGCTGCTCGGCCACGAACTGCTTCAGCCATTCGTTCTCGACCCAATGCGGCAGGTGCACGGATCCCGGTGGAAACGCCGCCCCCTCGGCGATGTCCTCCTCGGTCGGCCGTTCCAGCCTCAGGAAGCGATAGGTCTCGGCCTTGAAGGTCGACACCGCCACGGTCCAGAGCCGCGCACCCCGCCGGAGGCGCTTCCCGCCCTCGGTCGCATCGACAAAGGTCGGCCCCGATACCGGGCTCGAACGGTTGAACCCTTCGACACCCTTCACCGGCGACACCTGCCCAAACCCCTGCGCCCGCGACCAGGAATAGACCGCCGGGGCCTCGTAGCCCGTGTCGATTGCAAGCCGCGCGATGCGCAGATGCGCGCCACGTTCATGCGGCCAGGACCGATCAAGCAGCGTGGTCAGTTCCGACCATGCATCGTGCCGATCAGGCCCGCCCTCGATCACGACGTGATCGACCAGCCAGCTTTCCAGCCCGCGACCCCAGGCCCAGACATCAACTTCGATCCGGTCCTTCTGCACATCGGCCCCGGCGGTCAGGAACAATCCGCCCGCAGGCACCGTGCCGGATTTCCAGCGCTCGCGCCTATCATAGAGCCGCTGCCAGTCGGGGGCTTCCCCGGTTTCGACCCAAGTCTCGCCCAGAATCGTGTTGCGAAACGCCTTGATCGCCTCGTCCGATCCTTGGGCCGCTTCCCATGACCGCACGATCCGCTCCCAACTCAGCCAGCCGATCGGCGAGTAAAGTGCCGAGAGGTGATACCCGACCGTGGTCGGATCGACAGCAACGGCGGTCGCGCGCCATCCGCCCGCTTCCAGCATCGCCGTCTTGTGATGCTCGCCGATGGACTGATCACAGCCCTCGCAGTAATA